AATCTATGAAGCATTCGAGAACCATTAATATGGATAGAGTAAATAGCCAATTTACGCGACAAATATTAGATATTGTTGTAGGGTTTAAGATTAGTCCATTACTGTGGAAATATGTTCAGTCTAAAATTTCTGCAGGAAGATGTCAAACCCCAGCATTGAAATTAATTTATGATAATGAAATGTTATTTGAAAATAGAGTTATTGATACTCATCATATAATTAAAGGGTATTTCTCAAGTAAAAATATTGAATTTAAATTAGAAAATGAATTGAATGAAGAAATAGAAGAATTTATGCTTTCTCATAATGAACAATATGAATTAATAAAATTCAATAAAACCGAAAAAGTAATGCGTCCTCCAAACCCATTCATAACAAGTACACTTCAGCAACGAGCATCATCTCTTCTAAAATTTCCACCAAAAGTAACAATGAAATCAGCTCAAACATTATATGAAAATGGATTAATTACATATATGAGAACAGACTCTATGTGTTATTCAAAAGAATTTATTGATTTAGGAAAAAAGTATATCGAATCTGAGTTTGGAGAATCATATGTTTCAAAAAATATTCTAAAATTAAAAAATAGTAAAAGCAAGGGTAAGACACAAGATGCACACGAAGGAATTCGGATTACTGATATTACAAAAGAGACAAATAATATTTCACATACACTGGACAACAACTGTAAGAGACTTTACGAACTCATTAGAAAAAATACTATATCATCAATGATGTCAAATGCATTGTATGATGTTATAAAGTATCAAATAATACATAAATATCAGGACGTAGAATACAAATATTCAAAAATATATGATGTAAACACATTCCTTGGGTGGAAAATATTAGAAAAAGAAACTGTAAACAAGGATAATGATATATCATGTAAAAATATTCTATATCTCGATAGTCTGAAAGATAATATAATTTCATTAAGGTACCTTTCATCTGAAGAAAAGTTAAAAGATTCTATGTCTCATTATAATGAAGCATCATTGATTTCACAATTAGAATCAAAAAATATAGGAAGACCATCAACTTATGCAAGTATTATGGATTCAATCATTTCTAAGAAATATGTAAATAAATGTAATATTGATGGTGTGGAAATAAATTCAACCAATTATAAATTTATTCCAAAAGACAAATCTATAATTAAAAAAGAAGAACTACGTATGATGAATTCAGAAAAAAATAAACTAAAAATAACTATACTTGGTAAGCAAGTTGTTGAATTTCTATATAAATATTGTCCATCTTTATTTGATTATGAATTTACAAATGATATGGAACTACGATTAGACAGCATTTCAAATGGAAATTCTTCTAAAAATGAGACACTTGATACATATATGAAAGTAATTAATGATAACGTAAATGAGACAAAAGAGTATTTTAAAGAAAACGAAGATCAAGTTACAAAATTAAAGAAATCAAATTCATTTCATTGTGGACAACATAATAATAGTGATCTTATTATAAAACATGGAAAGTATGGATATTACATCTCATATGGAAAGACAAATAAAAGTTTAAATGGTATTAAAATCGATATAGAAAATATTATTAATACACAGGAATGCAGCGAAAACGAACGCAATATATTAATTGAGTATATAGAAACTTCAACAAACAAAAATATAGTTTTAGAATGTAATGAAAATATATCGATCCGAAATGGAAAATACGGACAATATATATTTCATAAAACAACTACAATGAAAAAACCAAAATTTTATAAATTAGACAAAAATAATGATGTAATTAAAGTTTGGATTTTAAATAAGGATATTGACAATATTCTTGAATATATTACAACAAAATATGATATCAAATAGATGAAAATATATGTATATGTATATAATGACTAATCATGATAATTTGATTAATTCACTCTATTTCAAAATATTAGAAATAGATATAATAAAAGATTCAAGTTTAGCCAGTAAAGTTTTTGCAGGTCTAATTTTTATTGGATTATTTACTAAATTTTATATAGGCTCTGTAATAAAAACTAAAGATGGTGGAAATGGTCCGGCTACAGGACTTATTTGGGGGTATACTTTAATTGTATTCTCTCTTGTTAGCATGGTATTTTTAAATAGTGTATCCGGGACTAATGAAGACTATAGCAATATAGGTGGTATATTTAATTTATTTCCAATACCAATTATTCTTTTGATTATTCTTCTTATTTGGGAAATTTCAATTGCATTTAGATATAAAACGCTGTTAAACAAGAAACAAGCCCCTGATATATATTATCAATTCTCATATTATTCGACAATTATTATGACTTTTCAGATAATTTTAACAATGTTACACTATACAATGAATATGATAAATAAAAAGAGATCTCTTGGAATAATGAAAAATACAAATAATGCAAATGCAATAGCAAATATTTCATCATTTACTGAAATATTATCATCGTCAAATTTTATTTTAATATTCTTTAACTTTATCATTATAACAGTAAAACAGGTGATATTGTCTAATTATACGGTTGATAGTGACGATTCATAAGGAGGTGACGAATAATAGAATAATTTATAAATAATACCAATATTGTTATCATCTTCCCAAACACCACTAATTTTTAAACATAAATTGTGCAAATTTGGTATTTGATGAAATATAAAGAAATGTTTCTTATTGCGGAGGTCAAATATACATTGGTATTTAATATTTTTTTTAGTAACCATATTTAGCGATGTTAGTATATTTTTTTCAATTTCAAATATTTGACTAAATATAGGGTCATTCTTATTTACAATTAAACGATACTTTCCATTATATAGTTCCAAATTATAAGAAGATACAATGAGAGGAATAAGAAGGTAATTCATTGTATATTTGGGGTGTGAATATATAATTTTATAAAAATTTTTATACATCTCTAATTTATTTTGTATAGGTTTTTGATAAATAACATATTTAAGGTCTATATTATCATTAAGATAAATATTCATATTGATAATATAACTATCAAATTATATTTAACTATTTTATATACAACAATGATTCTAAAATATATATTACTAATTGTTATATTATATATAATTTTAACCAATGTATTAGTTGTTATTGAAAATTATGAAATACGAAATCAGGATGTAAATCAAGAATTTGCAAACGAATTAAAAGAGAGAGAGGAAATCATAGAACCAACTTTTGAAAATAATGTTAAACAAACCAATAACACAAACAATGAAACAATTGACCCCGATAAATTTAGTAAAAATAATTTCTATACTACATCAACTGATAATGATTACATATCTCAATATTCACTTATAAATTATACAACACTTTCTAAAAATGATAAAGAATATGAAAAAATGTATGAAGTTGATACAAAAGTTTTCAATCATTCATTAAAAGTGGGGGTTCCTAAATACTTATTTTATTTATAACATAAAAACTATTTTACAACATGATTAATGCTTAATATTGATATATTCAAAGTAAATTATCATATATGTTACTTTGGACCGAATATCGAAGATTTACATAATAATGCAATAAATTATGTAAAAGAAATCAATAAAAACGAACCTTACCATTCTAAAAAAATGGAAATTATTGTGAATTCAAAAAAGATAAAATTTCAAATATCAGAAAGACATGTTGAGATTGATTTTGAAATATTAGGTGTTCAAAGTTATCAAATATTTTATGAATTATTTAACACGATTAAGGATAGTAATAAAAAAAACAAGATATTTATTTGTCTAAATTTTGATACATGTCGTCAAGATTTGTTACGATTATTTCATACATTTATGATTTTTGATAATATAAAATTTATATTTGTTACACGGAATCCGAGTTTTTTACCAAAAAATATTCATAGAAAATGTAGATTTATATCTAACAAAAAAAAGTATAGTGAGGTATTACTATATAATGATTCTCATGATATAATTTGTGAAGAAATTTCGAATTGTATAACAGATAATTCTTTAACATCTTGTGATAAAATAACCAAATTGAGAGAATATATCTATAAACTATTTGTTCAAAATATGAATATTCATGATTCGTTTTATTCAATAATAGAAAAACTCATTAAATCTGGTTATATTAACGATAATGATGAGTTTTTGAATAATATCTTAGTATCTTCAAGTTCTATTATTTCAGACTATAACAAAAATCATCGAGCACTATATCACTTTGAAAATTTTTTATTAAATATAATGAAATTAAACATAAATAATTAGATAATATAACTTGATGACAATACATGATAATATATTTATTAATATTCGTGAAAATATTAAAATATTAGGATTAGATATTGATCAATTCAAAACAGAGGATAATATGTATAATATAAAAGTAATAAAAAAAGCATACTATTCAAATGCCCTCAAGTATCATCCTGATAAAAATTTAGGAAATTCTGTAGATTTTATAAATATTAAAAAATCATACGAATATTTATTGTCGCATCAAGATTACTTAGTCAAATACATAAAATCAAAAGAAAATAATAGTTATGATTTTATTGATTATGAAGAGATGATTGATATTTTTGTTAATGGTGTTATAAAATTAAAAAAAATTTATGATAACATCAACAAAAAATCGAAAAATGTATATATGTTATATCCTACAATTGATCAATTGTTCAATAAAGATATTTATATATTCAATAATAATGGTAAAAATATTTACATACCATTATGGCATTCCGAGTTAAGTTTTGAAGAATCTAATTTAAAATTTATATGTAACCCAAAACTTAATGATAATATTAGCATCGATGATAATAATAATATAATTGTTCTATTAAAACAAGTATATAATTTATACGATGAGGTTAACTTTCAGTTAGCCAATAAAAGTTTTTCATTTTTAGTAAATGATGAAAATTATAAATCAAAAAGATATATATTTAGAGGAAAGGGTATTCCTACAATCAACATTAAAAATATTTTTGATGTAAATTATATGAGTGATATTATTGTTTATTTTTCTTGATTTTTATTTATTATTTATTATTTGTTTGGTTATGCAGAAGCCTTCTTCTTCGAAACCTTACGCTTCTTAGGCTTCTCCTCTACGACTGGTTCTGATACTTCTTCAACTTCTTCTTCTACATCATCTGATTGTTCAGCTTCTTCTTCTTCATCACTTTCAATAACAGTTTCATTATTTGCTGAATCATCAGTTGACTTCTGAATTTCACTTCGATCGCTATCTGTAAGCTGAATATGGCAAGTTCCTCGTTGAAGAGTCTCACTTGGCTTTACTACACCTTGGTATAGCTTCCATGTGATACCAAAGCTTCCATTTGCGAACCAAATACCACCACATTGGAGGATACTTGCAATTTGACTTCCCTTTGTAATGAACACATCTGGTTCATTTCCTTCATCATTTGGAATAAGAAGCTTGTTTGAAGTATCGAATAGCTCAAACTTGTACTCACCGTCCCAAGTTGGAAGCTTTACCTTTAGAGTAGGTTCACGTTCAAGATCTGGTTCACCCGTCTCCTTGTTCTTTGGATACTTGAGAATTGGATTGAAGAATGCGTTAATTACTTCTTCGCTCATATTCTTACCAAACCAATCTCGGCAATTTTCTACTGCATCTGCCTTAATCTTAGATTCCATATCCTTGAGCATTTGGAAGAATGCGTCAACCTTCTCATTAGAGAAATCCTTTCGTGGAAACTGAAGACTCATGGTAAACGACTTGTTTGCGTCTTCACCCCACGCCATTGCTCCCCAATTCATCATAAGGGGAACTTGGATCATAAGGGGACGCCGGGTAGTCTTGTTAAGAATACCCACACTCTTACCACCGACCGCATTAATGCGGGGACGAGTGTACATAAGGTGGTCAGAAGGAATGAATTGATCGCTGGTTACAATTTGGGATGCCATATTTTTGCTGATTGATTGTCTTGCGATTATTTACTAATCTGATATACATAGGAGATTATTCTTTAAATCAATTTTTTTTTTATTTGTCAACACATTGATGGTAACAAATAAAATTGATATGAACAAATACATATTAAAGGGTATTAAATATTATTATACTTATTTTTTATAAGAATATCTAAGATGAATATTGAAAAATATTGGTTGAAAAGTGGGGATATATTTAATATTCATACGGGTAATAATAGTATGGATAAAATAGAATATTGGGTTGATTCTGCTGGGAACAAATTGCATAAACCTTCAAATTCGGATAAAGTTTTACATAACATGAATGAATATTATAAACTTAAGAAATTCAAATACACGAAAAAAGATTTGATAAGCAGTATAGAGTTTCATCGCTTAAAAATTCCAGGACTTTCGAGAATGAAAAGAGACAACATAAATGATTATTTATTCAATTATATGCGTCTTTCATATTATACAATAAAAATTCAAAAATTGTGGTCTAAATATATCATTCGTGTATATAATAATTTACTGGGCCCAGCATACAAAAATTATGAGATTTCAAATAATGTAGAAGATTTCTTAACAACTGAAAAAATACAAGATATTGACTATGAATTATTTTTTAGTTTTAAAGATGATGATAATTTTATATATACCTTTAATCTGGTTTCCTTGTATAATTTATTAACAAAGTCAATGACATATAATCCATATAATAGAAAACCATTTTCAGATAATATTATTAAAAATATTAAATTAAAGGCTAAAATAAATAGCATTATTGCACAAAAACATAGCGACATGTATGATAAATATACAAAAAAAATGGTTGAAATCATTAAACCGTCTGCTCCTCGTAGACATATCACTCCAACAGGTTCTTCATCAAATATTACAACAAGAACCGGTCAGGATATTATAAATGCAATAAGAGACATATTTATTGTTATAGACGGATATGGTAATTATACTCAATGTGAATGGTTTCTCTCTTTGAATCCAAGACAATGTAGAAGATTTATTTATGAATTAAAGGATCTTTGGTTCTATCGGGCACAAATCCCACATTCTACGCGAATTATGATATATCCTCCTACAGGTAATCCATTTTACGATATTAGTAATAATATGAATCATAATTTACCCATAGACGTATACCGGGATAAATCTATTAATATAATGAATCGTATTCTTCGTACATCTTCAAATGAAGAATTAAAAAAACTCGGCGCGCTTTATATTTTAACTGCATTAACTATTGTAAGTACTCAAGCAGCAAATGCCCTTCCATGGCTATATGCCTCAACTCAATAAAATTATATTTTTAAACGCAAAACATACCATTTATCATAACCAAATTAATAATTAATTTATACTTCAAAACAACTTAAAAAGAAGACACTATGTATGGTTATAATATAAAATGGCAACCTCTCAGAAAGTAGCAAAGAAGTCCACTAAGGCAGCACCTGCATCTAAGGCAAAGAAGGCCGTACCAGCAAAGAAGGTCGAGGCTGAACCCAAGCCTGCACCAGTAGAGAACACCGTTGTTGAGGAGGTAACCACTATCGAGGGTACCCTCTCTGCAAGCCTTACCAGCTTCGCTGAGAGCATTCAGGCTCTTACCCAGCAGCTCGCAAAGCTCAAGGCTGATTACAAGGTAATCGAGAAGCAGGTACTCAAGGAGGCTCGTGCTATGGACAAGGTAAACGCTAAGCGCAACAAGAACAAGGGATCTCGTGCTCCTTCTGGCTTTGTAAAGCCTGCAAAGATCACCACCGAGCTTGCTGATTTCCTTGGCGTACCTCATGGAACTGAGATGGCTCGTACCGATGTAACTCGCGAAATTACCAAGTATGTTCGCACTCACAAGCTCCAGGACAAGGACAATGGCCGTAAGATTAACCCTGACACTAAGCTCTGCAAGCTTCTTAAGGTAAGCAAGACCGAGGAAGTAACCTACTTCAACCTTCAGAAGTTCATGAGCCAGCACTTTCTTAAGGCATAACTAATAAAATGATTATATAA